GCGGGTAGGGGTTCGTCATGATCTTCTCCTTCTGCCTACTGGCTGGCGATGGCGTGCTCCACCATCGTTTCCATGGTCCACCCGGGCACCATGCCCGGGTGGCCGACGATCATGTCCTGGGGCAGCCTGCCCCAGAGCCTGTCGCCGGTCTCGTACTGGTTACTCGGGCCGGTCCACAGATGGTGCATCGGCGTGCCGTCCGGGTGCTTGCCGTCCTGGTACATCCAGCCCATCAGGTCGAACTGGTAGGGAGCCAGGTCTGCCGACTGCCCTTGCAGGTAGGGCCGCCACTTGCGGGTCCGGTGGTCGTAGTGGGTGGGGAACACGTAGGTGATCGCCCACACCTGGTTGACCGGGTGGACCAGCAGGTCCTTGAAGCCGATGATCACCGCGAGGACATCCCGCAGGAGCTGGCCCCAGTCGTCACGCTCCATCTTGCGCCGGCCGGCCATGCTCATCATGGCCCGGTGCGCCACTGCGGGCACCGAGTCCACGCTGACCGAGTTGAACGGGTGCTGGCCGGACAGCAATGTCCGCTGGAGCGCCCACAGTGTGGCGACGTCCTGCACCGTCACGATGGCGATGTCCCAGGAGCCGTCGTAGGCCGGCACGGTCTGCCGCGCCGGGTCCCAGTAGATCTTGCGCCCCGGCACCCAGAACCCGGCCGACTCGACATCCACCAGCAGCACCGGCCGCGGGCCGGACACTCCCAGCGAGGACTTGCCCATCTTGGGAAAGGCGTGCACCCCCGCGCACAGCCCCTGCGCCCGCAGCACGGCAGCGCCGTTGGCCACCCTTGCGGGGATGGCCTGTTGCGGCTGGACGGTCATGTCTTGATCAACTCCCTGTTGCCTGTACGTACAGCCTACCCTGCGGCGGAGGCGAGCGCAGCTATGCTGCCCCGGTTGTAGCGGTCGTACGGGTCTCCCTGAACGTACCGCCCGCTTGAGACAAAATGCTCGGCCCAGGCGGAGCCGTCATCCATCATCTGGCACGCGCCCTTAGCCAGCGGGCAGCGCCACGAGCAGTCACGGGTGATCCAGACCGGCCGGAAGACAGAGCGCTGGATGTAGTCGATCTGCTCCAGTGCCCCGCCGCTGGCGTAGGCAGCGTCAAGCTCGGCCCGTGCGGCCAGGATCTCGGACACCACCCGCTGTGTCCCGATCAGCGTGGTGGCCATGATCTCGGGAGTGTGGGCGAACGAGTCCCACTGGTAGTAAGGCGGCTTGGACGTCTTGGACCGCTTCACCTTGCGGAGCTGGCACACGGAGCCACCGAGGACCAGCGGCACGCCGCCGCCAGTGTCGGGCAGCCCGCGCCCGGGAGCCGGCGGCTGGTACCCGGCGGCCAGCCACTGGAGCAGCGAGTAGAACCGCATCTGCGGGTCCTGGCGGACCATCGGCGGCGGGTCGAACTGGTCGCGGGTCTTCCAGTCCAGGAAGGTATACAGCCCCGTCTCCAGCAACTGGCCGATCTGGTCCAGCTTGCCGCGAAGCTCCACCCGGCCCTCGAAGCCGGGCAGCGGCACCCGGACCTCGGCCTCGGTGCGGATCACCTTGAAGGCAGCCGAGTGGCCCTCGGCGTCCATCCACTCCAGCAGCCCCTCGACCATGATCTTGGACATTTCGAGGTCCCTGCCCAGTTCCGCAGCCAGGTCCGGGTGGTCGGTGACCTCGCGGCCGTAGATGATGTCCAGCACCATCAGCGGGTCCAGGCTGTAGCCGAACCTGGCCTCCAGTGCCAGGTGCACCCGGGTGCCGAGGTTAGCCGCGCCCAGCGGGCTCGGGTCAGCGGGGAGGAATCCCCAGTAATACTCCACAAGCCATTCCCGGGGGCAGCGTTTCCACAGCCCCAGTTCAGACTGGGAGATAGCTAGCGGTGCCGTCTGTGCCATTGTCATTGTCTTCTCCTACGATCTCGTCGGGATCTACGTCCATCACCCAGCGCAGCAGGGCTGCGTCTGTGACGACTTCCTCGTGCCGCTCAGCCTTGTCCAGGCCGAGCTGGTAAAGGCGCGTGTCCACCGTTCCGGGGCTGATGAAGTACACCTGCCGGAACACCCGGGTCTGGCCCCATCGGTCCCCGCGGCCGGTCATCTGCTCGCGGGCGACGAAGCTGGGCTCGGGCTGGAGCCAGGCGATGCCGTTCGCGGCGTACAGGTCGATCGACTCACCGCCCGCGCTGGTCACGAAGATCACCCGGTGCTCGCCGCGCTGGAACGCCTGCCCGGCCTCATCCTTGGCGTCCCCGCTCATCCCGCCGACGATCTTTGCCCAGGAGATCCCCGCCTCGTCCAGCGCCGCGGACGCGAGATCCACCAGTTGCGGGCTGGTGCAGGCCACGATCCACTGGCCGGGCTCATCAGCCAGGAAGTCCAGCAGGTCGGCCACCTTGCTGCTCGGCTTGCACAGCCGGACGTTGCCCTCCCTGGTGAAGCCCGCGCTGTCCTCTGTCTCGTAGACCTCGATCATGGCGTCCTTCAACTGGCACAGCCGGGTGAACTTCACCACCGAGTTGGGGGGCACCAGGTCGGCCCGGTCCAGCTCGGCCACGCCCGCCCTGGCGATCTGCCGGTACGCCAGCGCCTGCTTGTGCGTCATCTCGGGGAACCTGAACTCCGGCTCGGCCAGGCCCGGCTGGCCGGCGCGGGCGATCTCGTGATGCACCCGGCGGAACATCGGCCGGGTCACCTGGTAGAACGCCTCGGCGTTGTCCGCCCGAAGGTCCAGCACCACCTTGCCCCGGCCCATGAAGGCGAAGTCCTGCTGTGCCCACAGGTCCAGGTAGCGCGAGCGCACCGGGAATCCCAGCGGGTCCAGCCCGTGCATCACCGGCCACAGGTCGGCCACCGAGTTGACGGTCAGCGTGCCGGTGGTCGGCCAGGCGTTCTCGGTCCGGTGCATCAGCCACTGGACTGCCCTGGTCTGCTTGGACCCGGGGTCGGCCATCCGGTGCGCCTCATCGGGGATGATGGTCGCCCACTTGATCATGTTCAGTTCCTTGAGGCACAGCTCGCACTGGGCAGTGGTCTTGCCAGTGGACCCGCCGTGGCTGTTGCACTTGACCATCGCCTGCCCCGGGTAGGGAGCCAGCCGGGTGTGATGGCGGACGTTCTGCCACACGATGATCCCGACGTCGGCCTCCTTGCGGGCGATGGCGTCGATAGCGTCCCGGCGGTTCTTTGCCGAGCCCTTGATCAGCACCACGCGAAGCTCAGGAGCCCACTCGGCCAGCTTGCGCTGCCACCCGCGGGGGGCGGAGTCCGGGCAGATCACCAGCGCCGGAAGGCCATCCGGGCCCAGCGCCCGCAGCGCCTGGATCAGCGGCGGCGTCTTGCCGTTGCCGCGGCGGCCACCGGAGATCACCCGCCGCCAGCGCAGCAGCCAGGCGGCGTCACCGCGCTGCACCGCGGACAGCTTCGGGCCGTCGGTGCGCTCCAGGGCCAGCAGCGGCTCCAGGTACTCAGCCGGGCAGTCCAGCGCCTCGCGCATCGTGTAGCGCTCGGTCACCTCGGCAAACTTGGCGTCGGCCCATTCCCGTAGCTCGGGGTAGACGTAGATGGGCTGCCGGGCCCAGATGACGGACAGCGCCACCCAGGCGGGCCACGTCAGCGGGCACGTCCAGATGCCGCCCTCACCGACGGTGCAGCCGGGGATCTGCCGGACGATCTCGATCTCGGCCCGGGAGCAGCCGATGGCCAGGGTCAGCGGCTGGCCCGGCTCAGCCGGCTTGATGTCGGCCCAGGCGGTCATGCCAGCCCCGCCCTCGGGCCGTCAGGGCAGGTGCAGTGCGTGGCCAGCATGTAGCCGCAGACGCCGCACCGGCCGGACAGCTCGGCCGCCCGGGGGCTGCCGGGGCAGCCGCACCTGGTGGCAAACTGGCCGCACCCGCGGGGGCAGCGGGGAACCTCCACCCCGGCCAGGATGCTGGTGTCCGGCGTGGCCAGGCTGATGGTGTTATGCCTTCGTGCCATGATCATCTTCCCTCTGTCTCTGGGTCTGGTCACAGGGTAGTACGTACTGCCGACAGAATCTCCCGCTCCCGTGGGGGCAGGTTGTGCGACCGCCTGAGCCAGGCCAGCAGGTGACCCGCGGCGGACTGGGCGTCGTTCCTGCCCTTCACCCACCAGCCGATCGCCTCAAGCTCGCGGTGCTCGGCCGGGGTGGGGGTGTGCTGCTGCGCGGGGTCCAGCACCTGGCAACCGTAGCGCCGGACGGCCCGGCGGGTCACCGCGATAATGCCGATGGCGTCGTAGGCGTGGGTCTGCGGCAGCCGGGTCCTGATGTCGTACCGCTCCCAGCCGACCGCCAGCCGGGGCCCATGCTGCTGGCAGGTGGCCTCGATCTGGTCACCCGCCTCGAAGAACTTGAACTCCCAGGCGTAGAACGCCGTGCCGTGATCCAGCAGCCAGGCGAGCCCCGTATCGTCACCGGGGTCGATCCACAGCACCGCCTCTGGGATCATGATCACTTCACCCAGCGCTCGGTCATAATCTGGCCTTCCCAAGGAATAGGCACCCGGAAGTCTGCCGTGGTCGCGTTGAGGATCTTGGTGCCGCTGATCAGCACATCCTGCGCATCCCCGGCAGGAACCTCCGCGATCAGCTCGTCATGCACGGGAAGGCGGAGAAGATCACCGTAGCCCGCGGCGTCCATCTGGCAGGCGGCCAGCTTGAGGCATTCCGCCGCGGTGGCCTGCACTTTGTAGTCCACCAGTGAGTAAGCCTTGCCCTGCTGGGCGAATAGCCGACGCCCGTACCAGGAGGTCACCTCCGGCCGGTGGCCGCGGTGCTCCTGGCTGCGCACCAGCCTGCGTGACCAGGCATCCAGGCCGCGGTAGCGCGCCTTCCAGGCGTTGTAAATAGGCTCAATGACGTCAACCGTCACCCCGGCGGTGGCTGCTGCCGTTTCCTTACCTGACCCGTAAATGGTGCCGTAGGCGGTGTTCTTGCTGGTGGTGTACCGTGGGTCCCTTTTGGTGATCGGGCCGTAAATGGTCTGCGCAAAGTTCAGGAAGAATGACTGGCCATTCTCGTCACAGTGGGCGAAGTCCTCAATAAGCTGCCGGTCACCACTGAAATGCGCGGCAA